ATTCTGCTCGTCCGTTCAACTTTAATGAGCGTAACCGTAATGAAATTGTTAGCTGGGGACTTATTAATGGCCCTTCTATAAGATATAGAATTGTAGGCGATAATTTAGTTTTTTCGCCTGCTCCAGATGCAGCGTATTCATGCACTTTATGGTACATACCAACAGCAACTCCTTTAGTGCTTGATGCTGATACTTATAGCGATGTAGCGTATAGTGAATATGTCGTAATTGACGTAGCTATTAAAATGTTACAAAAGCAAGAAACTGATGTTTCTGGGTTATCGCAACAAAAAAATCAAATGCTTAAAAGAATTGAGGCTATGGCTCAAAATAGGGATGTTGACCATCCAGAGTCTGTATCCGATATTTACGCAGAGAATGATGAATTCTGGTTTTGGAGAACATGAGCAAACTAGCATCTTTTAGAAAAACAAATTTAGACGATGCTGGTAGCCGATTACAGGATAATGTTGCCAACGTATTTAATTCGTTACAGAATATTGCAATTCTCGACGGTAATTTAATAACTGCGACTATTGGCACTACGTCAACTCCAGTGGCTCACAAGCTTGGGAGACCTTGCAGAGGTTACATTGTTTGCGGTTCTACTAGTTACGGTGTTTTAAAGACTGCTACTACGCCATCTATTGATTTAAACCTTATCATAAATTTACAAAGCTCAGTAAGTGGAACTTTCACTTTATGGGTTTTTTAGGAGCTTAAATGCCTACTACTCCCAACATGAATTTGAATTTGCCGTCACCTACAGTTACTACAGGGCCAGCCTGGGCTTCTGATATTAATACGGCGCTAACTACGGTAGATGCCCACGACCACTCAAGTGGAAACGGTCAACAAGTAACTACTGCGGGTTTAAATATAAATGCTGACTTGAGTATCTCATCTAATAAATTAACGGATGCTAAAGCAGTTGCTTTGGTTGATAATGCGTCGCCATTGTCAGGCGTTACTAATTTACAAAATGTTCATGTTAGCGGTGGAAATCTTTACTATGTTAATAGTGGTGGCGTCGCTGTTCAAATTACAAGCGGAAATAACATTATTAGTAATGTTGTAATTCCTTCGTCGCCTTTAATGCCGTCGGGTACAGTCTTAGATTACTGCGGTTTATCTGTTCCTGTAGGTTTTTTAGCTGCAGATGGTTCTGCCGTTTCTCGCACAACTTATGCTGACTTATTTACTGCAATTTCTACAAGCTATGGTGTTGGAGATGGTTCAACTACTTTTAATTTACCTAATTTTAATGGTCGTACTGCAATAGGTAATGGAACATACACGGATAGCGTAAGCGGCTCAGTATCTCGAACAGTTGGTCAATCTATTGGTGCTGAAAAGCATGTGCTTACTGTGAATGAGTTAGCGACGCATACTCACGTACAGAATGCGCATCAACATGAATTTACAAATGCGTATCCTGGCTCATCTTCTTTTGTTGGAGGATATGCTTCGACAGCAGTACCTGGGTCGCAGTTGACATCTGCAACTGTTGCAACCAATCAAAATACAGGGCTATCACAAGCTCATAATAATATGCAACCTTCTTTGGTCGTTAGAAAAATAATTAAAACTTAGGCGGTCAAAATGCTACAACGTCAAAAAATTGCTTTACCTATTACTGACGGTATAGATACTAAAGCAGATGAAAAGACTGTTTTACCTACTAGGTTTTTAGAACTTGTTAATGTTAACAGAACTAAGCCTGGAACATTTACAAAAAGATATGGGTATGAGGCTCTAAGTAGAAAAACTCTAGATGCACTGACTATTACAAGCGGTTCTGCGTTGACCAATTTAAAATCTGAGTTATTACAGTACTCAAATTCTAGACTATACTCTTACTCTGAAGGAGAATTAGCATGGAAGGACAAGGGCGAAGTAAAATTTTGCTCTGCGTTCTCTAAGCAAGTATCATCTGATTCTAATATATTACAAAATCCTTCGATGTGGAGCATTAATGGTGTTTCTTGCTATGCTTGGGAGCGCCGCGTTCAATCTATTACGCATAATCCAAGTCTTGGCCCTGATGTTGTTACTGAGTATATAAATGTTGATATTGCTATAATTGATGACGCATCTGGTGCAACACTTAAGACTTTAACCGTAACAGGTGCTGAATTTGGTTCTCCCGTATTAGGTAAAAATGTTTATGCTCCAAAAGTTGGCGTTGCTGGCTCAAAATTCATAGTTTTTTACTACGTTGACGATGGGGCCACTAATGCTAATAATGGGCTAGTATGGCTTACTATTGATTTATTTAATCCTTCTAATGTTGTTTACTCTCTTAGTTCAGGTTCTAGATTAGCGCCGAGATTAACGACAGCATCTTATAAGCATTATGATGTTTGTTCTTTTAATTCTTGTTGCTACATTACTTATGTTGATAATAGTGGAAATTTACTTATTAAATATTTTGATTCAAATACTGTAGTAAGTGCGCCTGCTACTGTGCAAGCTGCGGTTAGTATTATTGGAAATATTTCTATTAATAAACAGAACAATAATATTCGTATAACGTGGTCGACGGGGCCACTTGCCGCAAAAACTGTATTAATGAATTCTACAATATCTGCATTTGTTCACCCAGTTGTTAATTTGCCATTTACTGTCGGCCCTGATTATAGTTTCTGTTCCGTAAGCACCTGTGAGTCCCCCGTTAACATTAACGAATCTACTATTTTGCTTGATGTGGGAGAAGAACATTATGGGATGGGATATATTACAGGTGGAACTGTAAACGCTTCTGGTGTATTTACTCCTTTTTTAAATGGTTTATATGTCCCAATATCACAAGGCTCTAGATTACAAAGTAAATTAGTTAGTTACGGTGGTTATGTATATTTCTATGTAACAAGGTCTATTGCTAGTAATTATAGCTCTTCTACCTATGTTACAGTCGGTGGAGTAGCGTTGAAAAATCAAGTAAATAAACCAGTGCAAACATTATTTTTAATGAAATGTTTAGGGACTACTTTTGAAATAGCTGCTAGATATGAAATGGATTCTTTTGTTAAAACATATTCAGATGATTATGCTGGATTACCTAACATTTTTCAATCTGGCAATACTATTACAATGCCAATAGCGGCGCTTAACGGTATTCAACCTGTTAATGCTACTAAATTGCTTGCACCTTCTGTAATTAAGACAGCTATTGCAGATTTTTCTCAGCTCTCTAATTATTTTGACGCTTCACAAGGAGAGTCTCTATATGTTAGCGGTGGAATTCTCAAACAGTATGATGGTGATAGTATTGTAGAAGCTGGTTTTTTAGATACACCTCCACCAATTGCATCAATAGTTCCCGGAGATTATTACACATCGTCTACAGGAGGTTTAACGAATAATTCATCATACCAATATTGTGTAGTTTATAAATGGACGGATAGAACTGGAAAAGTTCATCGTAGTGCACCGTCTCGTGTTGTTCAAACAACTACACCAGCTACTGTAGGTGAATATAGAGTTAACATAACATTCACGCCTTTATACTTTACAAATAAGAATAATGTTCAAATTGAATTATACAGAACTACGGCAAATGGAACTATTTTTTATAATGTTTCTCATGTTGTACAAAGCGCTGGTTCAGATAACATTTTAACAGGTGTTTACTTAAATGGTAAGTATGCTACATCTATTACAGATAATGTTGCAGACGTTGAATTAGTTTACGCTGAGCCCTTATATACTACTGGTGGGGAATTAGAAAACGATGCTCCAGATGCGTCATCGTTTGTAGCTGCTTATAAATCTCGCTTATTTCTATTTTTATCCGATGGGTATACACTGCAGTATAGTAAAGAAACTGGACTGGGTGAGCCTGTTAGATTTTCCGCAGCTTTCAAAGTTCCGCTCGATAATGAAGGCGGCCCTGCAACTTGCGGAATTACTATGGATGACCATTTTCTTATATTTAAAGAGCGTGCAATATTTGCTTTAACTGGTGAAGGACCGAATAGCTTAGGGCAACAAGGTGATTTTAAGAAGCCGTATCTAGTTACTACAGATGCTGGCTGTATTGACCCTAATTCTTTAGTGCTTACGCCTAATGGTGTAATGTTCAAGTCATTAAAGGGCATATATATGCTTAAGCGCAATTTTGCCCTTCAATATGTTGGTGATAGCGTCGAAGCTTTTAATGATAAAGTCGTCGTATCATCAACGCTATTGTCTACTGTAAATCAAGTTCGTTTTATTTTAGAGAATAACATAGCCCTTGTTTATGATTATTACGCAAATAGCTGGACTACTTATGATAATATAAGGGGCGTTGACGCGCTTGAATTTAATGGTACGTATTATTATGTTACAAATGATGGTTATGTAATGAAAGAAACGCCGGGACTATATAAAGATAATGGTCAATTTATTCCAATGAAAATTCGTAGTTCTTGGATTCAAATTGGCGGTGTTCAAGGGTTTCAGCGATTCTATAAAATGCTATTATTGGGAAATTATAAAAGTCCACACAAGCTTCAAGTAAGTTTTTCATTTGATTACAATAATTACTATGTTGAAAATACTATAGTCGATACGACTGCAATTATTGAAGGTACGCCTTACGGTAGTGGAACATATGGTACTGAATCGCCGTACGGCGGCGAAGGAAATATTTATCAATTTCAAGTAAATCCTTCAATTCAAAAGTGCCAAAGTTTCACATACACTATTGAAGACGTGAGAACTACAGAAGATGGCGCATCTTTCGAGTTATCACACGTATTAGCTGAGGTCGGTATTAAGCAAGGTACAGGAAAACTTCCAGATGGAAAATCATTTGGAACTTCTGGCTAATTATGATACACTATGTGTATGGAAAAGTATGCAAAATACCTTAGGGAACGAGATAATGCGATTTTAGTTGAAAAAGATGAAGGTTTTTATGTTTATTCAATTAGCGGCCATATTATTTACATTAGTGAGATTTATATATTGCCTGAGCATAGAAAAGGTTTGAGACTTTACCGTTGGTGCATGGAAGCCATTAGCATTGGGGTGGCCGAGGGCTGCACGCACGTAGTAGGTTCTGTAGATACTAATACAAATAATTGGCAGGTTAGTGAAAAGTTAATGCTTAAGTACGGATTTACTTGTTATAGGGTTGATGGTAGTCTCAAATATTACAGTAAAAACATTTAGAAGTTCTAAAAATTAATTAATAAAAACATTTAGTTACATATGGAGGCTATTCGAATGGGAGCAAAAAGTAAAGGCGCTGCAAGCGGTGCCGCAAGTGGAGCAGCTGCAGGAACTTCTGTAATGCCAGGGTGGGGAACTGCTATTGGTGGGATTATTGGTGGGGTAGCAGGTTATGCTATGACTCCTGAAGAGCAAGCAATGCAAGAAGCACAGCGTCCTGTAGACCCTGTAATGCTTGAACAGTTGCGCAAGCAAGCAAGTGGTGAGGCTCCGACAGTGGCATCACTACGCTTTAAAGCTGCAATGGATAGAACGCTAGCGCAACAAATTGCTGCAGCCAAAGCAGCTCGAGGCGTTAATCCAGCGCTAATGAATCGTAATGTTTCTAATATTGCTGCAACTAATGCAGCTCAAAGCGCTGAAAAAATGGCTGAAGTAAATTTACAAGAGCAAGATTCTGCTAGACGAGCATATTTGCAAGCAATGGGAATGAATGCTGATGTTGATATAAAGAATGTTAACATGCGTAATGCATTAGCGGGGCAAAAAAATGCGGCTAATGAGAAACTCGTTGGTTCAGTGATGAATGCTGGCGCTGCAATGGGTTCTAAATATGCTATGGCAGACTCTGGTAAGAAAACTGATACTACGACCGATAATGCAACTGATTTAAATAAATCTTACAGTGCAGGAGCAGATGTTTCTTTAGGAAATAATAAAATAACAGTCCCAACATATGAAATGCCATCAGACAAGCGAGTTAAGAAAAATCTTAAAGTCGTTAGTGATGAGAGGCAAAAAGATTTAATTAAAAATGAATCGTTTCCAGCTAATAATACGTTGACAGCATTCAATCAAAATGCGCAACAAGCCTCTATGGGAACAGAGGCTGCGCCGCAGATAGCGCCACAAGCTCAACCAGTTGCGACGGGCAACGTTACAAATGCGCCTGCGGCCGCTCCTGTTGTAGCAAAGCCTTTACCTGCAGCTCCCGCACAAACTCAAGCAGCACAAGCATCAATTAATGCTGGTGGAACTATTGCCGATTTACAAACTAAAGGGATTGAGAATTTAATAAAACCAGGTGACCACCCAACTCAAGATAAACTAATTTATTTTGCAAATGAGGCTAGGAGACAAGGTCGAGACCGAGAAGCATATAATCAATTTGTTCAAGAGTGGTATGCTAATAATGCAGCTCAAAAAGCTCAGTATGATAAACAAGTTAGTGATGTACAAGCGCAAAATGATGCGATACAGCGTGAACGCGCTGCTAGGTTATCACAATTTTATACAGGAGTTTCTAACGCTAATGCAAATGATTTAGCTAGTAGATATGCCGTTGCTCCTGTTGCTCCTATAACAGATTATGATAGAGTTGACCCTTGGGCAAGAACTGGCACGCTTCCGGCCCTCTCTGATGAAAATGTTAAGACTGATACTAAGCCCGCTACAAATTCTATGAACCCGAAAGATTTTTTAGACAAGTTGACGGCATACTCATATGAATATAAAAACTCTGTAAAAAATAATTCAAAGGCTGGTAGTGGTAAGCATTTATCAGTCATGGCTCAGGATTTGGAAAAAGCTGGACCTGTTGGACAACAAATGGTTAAAGAAAATTCTCAAGGTATTAAAGAAGTTGATTATGCTAAAGGTTTTGCAGCAATGTTAGCATCTCAAGTAGCGCTGAATGAAAGACTTAAAAAAATTGAAGGTGGTTCAAATGGCCGAAAATAATACTGGAATACCACAATCAGCGATTGACCAGGCAGCGTTAGCTGGTTCTGATGTTCCGATTCAAGAAGCTCAAAATTACGGCGATATTCAATCTATATTGAATGCTCAAAACCCAACACCTTTAGATACTGGAGCACAAGCTCCTCCTTTATCTGCAATAGGTGCAGTTGAGCCTATGCAATTAATGGCAAACTCTGCAGCTAATTATGCTGGAAAACCTGTTACTGAAGAGCAAGTGCTACCAACATACATGAAGCAGACCGAGCAAGTTAATCCACAAGGTCAGCAACTACAAGCGCCACCTGAACCTGGAGTCCCTCCAAAGTCTATGACAGAGCAAGTTTCTGGAATCTATGAAGAACAGAAAATTGCAGCTAATGCTATTGCAGACGCTACAGCTAATAAAGCAACTGCAGATGCTGCAGCCGAGGGCGCTGCTATGGCTAACATAGCTAAGACTGAAAAAAAGAATAGAGAGTTACAACAAAAATTCGACTCAGATTTTGCATCTAAAATGAGTGATTATCAAACAGCGGTGTCTGATTATAAAGCAGCTGCTGGAGATAAAATAGTTCCTGGTAAAATTCTCGCTAACCAAGATACAGGGCAGAAATTAATGACTGGAATATTTGTAGCATTAGGTGCTATTGGTTCTAGCATGGCTGGACAAGAAAATTTAGCGTTGAAGGCCGTTGATAATGCTATTGATAAAGATTTAGAAGCGCAAAAATTTAACTTAGATAATAAATTGAAAGCAGCGAGACTTGGCGTTGATAGCTCTCAATACATTTTAGCAGAAATGCGAAATAAATTTAAAGATGATATGAGCGCTAATTATGCTTCAAAAGCTGCGATGCTTGAAATGACTCAGATGCAGTTAAGACAAAACATGGCTAAGTATGAAGGTACTGCTGCAGGCGCTAAAGCTCAAGCATTTAATGCTCAGTTGGAAATGCAAAAGACAGATATTCTCAGTAAATTAAAAGCACAAGAACAGCAGAATGCAGTCCTTATGGGCGTTACTGGTGGCGGTGGAAAAAAATTAACACCTATGCAAATTGAGGCGCTACCTGAAAAAATGAGGGAGCGTTATATTCCAGATGTTGGTCTTGCTAGTACTAATGAAGGTGCGAAGGGCTTAAGAGAAATGAAGACTACTGTCGATACTGTTACTAAAGATGTTAAGCGCCTGCAAGCGATTTTAGAAACTACAGGAAAATCGTTTAGTCCAAAATTACGAGCAGAGGCTGAATCTATTAGAACATCATTAATAGGGCGCTTGCGCGTTCCGATTACTGGGCCTGGGCAATGTCAGATGGTGAGCGCGAGCTATTACAATCATTAATTCCAGATGTGACTAGCTCATTTTCTTTAGATGCTGCAAGCCGTACTAGATTAGAATCGCTACAAAAGCGTTTAGATAATAATTATAAATCTATGTTAAATGCTAATGGAATTTCTGGTGGCCCTGATTTATCTAATGTTCTCGATACGAAAGAGTCAATAAACTCTATCAAAGGAAAATAAATGGATGTTCCAAATTATTTACAACCGAATACACAAGAGAATACAAATTTAGCAGCACCACAAGCTCCTCAAATGCAGGAAAATGTTCCTGTTCAAACAGAGTCCGTATTTGATACGAAAAACGGTGCTGAAATGAACATTCCGCAGCAAGATTTTGAAGTTGCGGTAAGGTCTGGAATTTATGCTCCACAAAAAGATAAAGCTTATGTTGTAAAAAGTCCAGAAGGAAGTATTCACACTGTTCAAGGTTCTAATTTAAATAGTGTGCTAGCACAGCAATACACAATGGCATCGCCAGAAGAGTCTTTGGTTCATACTAGGAACATTAAATATGGAGACCAAGAAATAAAAGCAACGCTTGAAGCCACTATTAGAGGAGCGTTGCCAGTCTTAGGTGATAAATTAAGTAAGTGGGCTGGTGAAGTTTCTGGCACCCCTATAACAGATGAAGATTTAGTTGGTAGAAAAGAAGCGAATCCTGTAGCTTCTGCAATAGGTGAGGGCGTAGGCTTCGTAGGTTCTCCTATCGGAAAAGGTATTTCAGCATTAGGAAAAAGCGTTACTGGACTAGCTGAAGGTGCTATTTTAAAGTATGCGGCTAAAGCTGGAATTAAAAATTCTGTAGCGTCTGCAATCGCAACTAAAGCTCTTGCTTATGGTGCTGGAGGAGCTTATGAAGGTTCTATATTAGGAGTTGCGAATTTAGCTAATGAGGCAGCGTTAGGGACTGCTGAATTTAATGCTGAAAATGTTTTAGGTAGCATTGAGTCCGGAGCTATTTGGGGCGCTGCGTTAGGTGCTGGTATTGGTGGGGCTAGTGAAGCCGTTGTTCAAGCAACTCCATTCGTTAAAAAAGGTTTTGAAAGTGCAAAGGACCTTATAAATAAGCAAGTCAAGAAATATTCTAATGCTGAAAATGCGGCGTATGATTTAGCTGGAATAACAGATGCTAAAGCATTTAAAATGGAACAAAGAAATGAGAATGTTGGTAAAGATTTAGTTGATTATTTTAAAGAAATATTTTCAGAAAATCCAAAATTAAAAGGAGAAGAATTAGCAGCTGTTGTTTCTGCTGACAGAAAAATCGTTGGTTCAAATATTGGAAAATTACACGATGCTATTGATGCAGCGTTGCAAGAAGCTCCTGAGCTGATACCTACAAAAAAATCATATTTGCAACGACTCTCTCAAAGGGTTAGAGAAGAGGCTGATAGATTAAAGGGCGTTGAAGGCTCTGCTGCAACTATGAAGCGCATGTATAAACAATCATCTGATTTAGCTGAACAAGCAATGACCGCTGAAGGCTCAATGAGTGTTAAAGAGGCTCATGATTTGTATCGTCAGGTTACAGGGCAAATTAATTTTGAGGCTAAAAATTTAGCTAAGGTTACTGGTAAAGAAGAAATTTTGAGAGCGCAAAAAGATTTACTTAGGGATATAATTGACGAGTCTGCCAAAAATGCAGAACAAGTAAGTCCTTATTTAAAAGCATCTAAGTTTTCTCAAGGTGTTTCTGGAAAATTGAAAGAATTAAATGCTAAATTTTCTCTGATTGCTCAAAT